AGCTTATGGCGCACAAGATATTTACCTTACTGGTAACCCGCAAATTACTTTCTTCAAAGTTGTCTACCGCAGACACACTAACTTCTCTATGGAATCTATTGAACAAACCTGGAATGGTGGTGATGGTACCGGAACGCCCACCACTGCTGGTAGATGTACGACAACTATCTCAAGGAATGGTGATTTAGTTCACAGGGTGTATTTGGAATTGGTCGGCAATGCGAACGTCGTGGAAAATCCAACTGCCTACTCAATCGTTGATGTTGAAGTTGAAATAGGTGGTCAGAAAATCGACAAACAAACTGGTCAATGGATGAATGTTTGGTCTCATTTAACAGAACCAAATCCTAGTGGACATACTGGTAAGTCCGGTTCCGAATCAACTGGCACAACGTTCCAAAATATGTCTGGCATGGGTGGTGCTTTAGGTGATTCAGGAGAGGGATCAAAATATTGGGTACCATTACAATTTTGGTTCTGTCGGAACCCAGGACTTGCTTTACCACTTATCGCTCTTCAGTATCACGAAGTTAAAATTATCCTAAATCACCATTTTTACAGTGCTTTTTCAAAACTTGATAGTAATAAATTATGGGCTGATTATATCTACCTCGATACCGACGAAAGACGTAGATTCGCTCAAGTTTCACACGAATATTTAATCGAGCAGGTTCAAGATCAAAGCATTACGAAGGGCACTTCTGCAGACCTTAACTTTAATCATCCAGTTAAAGAACTCGTATGGTGTGTAAATAGTCACATAGGTAATCTGGACCCTATCGGGAGTCTTACAGATACTTATCAACTTAAATTAAATGGACACGATCGTTTCGCGGCACGTGATTGGAGATATTTTTCAAGAACTCAAATATGGCAACATCATTCTGGTGCAGGTGGATTAACCGCGTCAGCGGCGGCCACGGTACGACACAGTGATGGTATTGGAGTATATTCGTTTGCTCTTAAACCCGAAGAACACCAACCATCTGGAACTTGTAATTTCTCTAGAATTGATAATGCTCAGTTAGTATGCTCCAAAGATAGCGCCGCCGACAGAGTATACGCCGTCAACTACAACGTCCTCCGTATCATGAGTGGTATGGGTGGATTAGCATACAGCAACTAAATAATCAATAAATAACTAATAATCAATTTCTATAGATTTTAAATAATTTATATTTTTTTCTAAATATTATAGTCTTTTTTTTATTTTATTAATGTTTCCAAAATTTTTTTCTATGTTATATTATAAAAATGGGAGGAGGATTAATGCAATTAGTAGCTTATGGCGCACAAGATATTTACCTTACTGGTAACCCGCAAATTACTTTCTTTAAAGTCGTCTACCGTAGACACACTAACTTCTCAATGGAATCTATTGAACAAACCTGGAATGGGAACGAAAAAACTTTCGGTTCAACAGGTCGTGCTACCGCCACTATTTCCCGCAATGGTGATTTAGTACACAAGATGTATTTAGAAATAAAAGGACTGCCGACGGGTGGCAGTAAAAACTTTAATTCTCAAGCTATTAGTGATATTGAATTAGAGATTGGTGGTCAAAAAATAGATAAACATACTGGTCAATGGATGAATGTATGGGCACACTTAACGGAACCAAATCCTACAGGTCATGTAGGAGAAGTAGATAGTGATGGTCAAAAGGGTACATTATTTCAAAATATGAGTGGCATGGGTGGGGCGGTTGGGGGGGACGGCACTCCCATAGTAACATTTGTTCCATTAATGTTTTGGTTTTGTCGTAATCCGGGTCTTGCTCTTCCATTAATAGCCCTTCAATATCACGAAGTTAAAGTTATATTAAATACTAATTTTATCACTGGCATCTATGCCGAGGTCCCCACCCATAATAAGTTATGGGCTGATTATATCTACCTCGACACAGATGAGCGTAGACGATTTGCACAGGTATCTCATGAATATTTAATTGAACAAGTTCAAGAACAATCTGTTGTGGTGAATGGACAATCAGCTGATTTAAATTTTAATCATCCTGTTAAAGAATTAATATGGACTGCGGACTGGACGTATTTAGGACAGGGTGACCTCTCTGCATACCTTCTAGCGATCGGAGAGTCTGCGGCTACTTATCAACTTAAATTAAATGGACACGATCGTTTCGCGGCACGTGACTGGAGATATTTCTCAAGAACACAAGTATGGCAACACCACACAGGAGCTGGAGGATTGCAGGCGATGCCGGTGACCGAGGGGGCATTTTCTGATGGTATTGGTGTCTACTCATTTGCGCTTAAACCTGAAGAGCATCAACCATCAGGAACGTGTAATTTCTCAAGGATTGATAATGCTCAATTAGTAGGTACCGCTGACTCTCATGCAACTAGAGTATATGCCGTCAACTACAATGTCCTCCGTATCATGTCCGGTATGGGTGGTTTAGCATACAGCAACTAAATAATCGCTATAACTTCGTCAATTTCTATAGATTTTAAATAATTTATATTTTTTTCTAAATATTATAGTCTTTTTTAAAAGAAATTTAATTTAATTAATTAATTTCTTTAAAATTTTTTTCTATGTTATAGTATAAAAACAATGGGAGGAGGATTAATGCAATTAGTAGCTTATGGCGCACAAGATATTTACCTTACTGGTAACCCGCAA